CATCACCTTCATTCAGAGGGTGTGCAGCTTGGTAGTGATCTGTTGCGCGTAAGAGGCATTCTTGATCAGTACATTGTGAGACGGGGATGAATGCGCGCTCGTAACGGGGGCGCAACCGCAAGCAAATCAAGGAGAAACGCAATGAAGAAGCTCGCATTACTCGCAATCTGGCTTGCGCTGCCACTGACGGCCTGCAAGACAGTCACGGCCAGCCTGCCGAATTGGGCACCCACGCAACCCGTAGCCGCTGCTGGTTACGCGATCGCCTCGGCCAATGCAGCCGTGACGCAGTACGAGGCAGACGTGAAGAACGGCTTCGTGCCCAGCCCCACGCTGAGAACCGTGATGAGCGACCTCCAGCAAGCTCTGGCCGTGGCGCAGCCGATCTTTGACCAGTGGGAACTAGCCGCACGCGCGAATGCCAGTGCAGCCGAACCCGCTGTGCTTCCGGCGCAGATCCTGCGCATCACCAACGATCTTGGGCAATTAACCGCAACGGCGGCGAACTGAGGACTTATGACACTCGAACTGATTCTCTCGCTACTCTCCGGCGTCTCCGGCTTGTTCTCGAAATACATCGGCACCAATGGCGAGAACCTCATCCAGACGGGCCTACAGGCTCTAGGGACGCTTATCGCCTCGTGGGTGAAGCGTTCGCCCGTTTCTGACATATCGGCGGCGCTGACAGCCCTCCAGACCGTTCTGACGGCCCTTGAAACCGACGAGAGCACCGACCCTGCCAACTTGCCGCAGATTACCGAGCTGGTCAAGATCGTGCAGGCTGGCATCGTGGGGTACCAAGCAGCGGCGGATGGCAACGATCCTGGCACGCTCCCGATACCGCCCGCAGTGAGTTAATATGGCTCTGTTCCGTATCCGCTTCATCACCGAGAGCGGCTTTGTCTCATGGGCAATCCGCTCGGCCACCTTCTCCGAGTTCTCGCACGCCGAAATCATCAGCGAGGACCAGCAGAGTTACATTGGCGCGCGCTCGGACGGCGGAGTGCAGATCCGGCCACTCGATTACTGCAAGCCCACCTTTGAGCGCCGCTACGCCATTCCCTGCACAGACGAGCAGCTAGCGAACATCATGGCCTCGGCCCGCGCCGATATTGGCAAACCGTACAGCTACGAGGACATTGGTGGACTCCTCTTCCACAAGAACCTTCCGACGCATGGCGGCTTTATGTGCTCCATGTGGACCTATCTCAAGGCCACCACCGGCCCGATCTGGATGCTGAACGTTCTCCCAGGGTATGCGAACCTGGTAACGCCAGATTATCTGCATCTCAGCCCGCTGCTTCGCGGCAACTGCTACTACAGCACCGTCAAGCCGTGATAGACTCTGTAATCGAAAAGCAATCGCACCAAGTCCGCTAATCAAGTTGGCCGGCTCTTGAGCGCATCCACGGCAGCAATGCCGAAGGCACCGAAAACGGGCAGCGAGGGTGAATGACCTCGCGGGATCAGCGCACGAAAGAGCGGATTTTGATGCGATGAACATGAATCGCGCGGGTAGAAAAAGCCGGAACTGTGCTAACATGCAAACGATGCGCCATGATCCAAAAGCCGCCCATCCCGAAGCCGCTACCGGCGCTCCGCGTCTCGCTCAAGGTGCATCTGGTGACGAACGGGCTGCGCTCACAGAATGTGCTGATCCTGTGCGGCAAACGCGAACGATAGCGTAAACTGTTCACATGCCCGCTGGTCGCCCAACCGAATACAAGCGTGAATATGTCCAACGTGCCGCAGAAATGTGCGCGAATGGGGCGACTGACATAGAACTTGCTGATGAGCTTGATGTTAGTGTCAGCACCCTCTATAATTGGCGCGCAAAATACCCAGAATTTCTGCAAGCCGTAAAGACCGCCAAGGAAATAGCAGACGAAAGAGTTGAGCGTTCGTTGTTTCAACGGGCGGTCGGATTTGAGCACGAGGCGGTGAAGGTGGGGTTTACTAAAGAGGGCGTTCCGCTTTATGCGCCGTACCGTGAAGTCATCCCGCCCGACACGAACGCAGCATCGTTCTGGCTCAAGAACCGCCAGCCTGATAAGTGGCGCGACAAGACAGAAATGAAATTGACGGGCGATCCTCTCGCTGAATTGCTCTCCGAATTCCGCCGCGAACACGAATCAGCACCCAAGCCGGATGCGCCCGATGCCGGTACTTAACTTCGGCCCGCGCCTCAAGGAATTTGCGCTCAGACCGCCTGAACTCGATTGGCGCATCAATCTCCTCCAAGGCGCGGTACGCAGCGGCAAAACCTATGCTCTACATCCCAAGACGCTCTATGGCTGCAGATACCCCGTTCGGGGCTGGCGGCTGATCACGGGCGTATCAAAGCAGACCATCTTCAACAATGTGCTCAATGACCTGTTCAATCTGGTGGGGCCGGCGAACTACACCTACAACCACCAGTCAGGTTTATTGCGCCTCTGCGGTTCCTCGTGGCTGGTCATGGGCGCCAAGGATGAGGGATCGGAGAAATACATCCGCGGCCTCACGGTTGGCTATGTCATTGCGGATCAGGTCGAACTCATGCCGCAAGAGTATTTCCAGATGCTTCTCACCCGCATGTCGCCAGAAGGGAGCCGCTTCTATGGGACGCTTAATCCGGCTACTCCGCTGCATTGGCTCAAGACTGAGTTCCTGGACAACCAAAAGCTCAGAACTATGGGAATGCTCTGGAGCGCCCATTACACGATGGCCGACAACCCCAACCTCAGCGCCGAATACATCGAAAGCCAGAAACAGCTTTATACGGGAGTTTTCTACGATCGGTACATACTCGGTAAATGGGTGGTGGCAGAGGCCGCAATCTACCGCGATGTGCTGGGAGATCAGTGCTATTACGGAGATGCTGAGAGACCCCAGGCGCTTCTGACCAGCTTCGCGGCGCGGTACATTCTAGTTGACTATGGCACCGTCAATCCGTGCGTTTTCTTGGATGTCTACGATGACGCGAAAACGTTGTGGCAGGAGCGCGAGTATTACTGGGATTCCAAGGAGAAGCGCCGGCAGAAGACCGATTCGGAATACGCAGACGATTTCGATGCGTTCGTGGGCCGGGAACGCCGCGGCTTGGTAGTCGTCGTGGACCCCAGCGCAGCCAGCTTCAAGCTCGAGCTCGTCAGACGTGGCTATCAGGTCAAGAACGGTGAGAACGAGGTTCTGGAGGGCATCAGGCGTACTTCCGTTGCCCTCAAGACTGGCATGTATCGCATCCACCGCGACCACAACCCCAAGACACGCCAGGAACTAGAGGGATATGTGTGGAATGAGAAAGCGGCCAAGCGCGGGGAAGAGGAACCGGTCAAAGATGCAGATCATACCTGCGACTGTATCCGCATGGGAGTAAGTAAGATTCTTCCAAAATGGCGCACTGGCTAGCGTATCCGCAAACGTATCCGCATATTGGCTCTGTTGTAGGATGATTGCATGAACAAGTTGGCCTTGGCGAAAGCGCGCGCAGCCGAAAAGCTCAAGATCAAGCCAGCAGCGCAAGGGGCTGCAGCGGGCGATATGTACAGCAACCCTGCTGCCAATGTGGGATGGGGATCAACTTCACTCGCTAACGGTGGCCGACACGTTCCTTTCCGCATTTCGCTGGACTACCAGAAACTCGTGTTCATGTACCGCGGCTCGTGGATCATCCGGTCTGTCGTGGATACGAAACCCCAGGATCAACTCAAATCCTTCCCATCGCTGGTTTGCCAGGTTGACCCGGAGGATATAGCTGCATTCGACAAAGTTGTGGCCGAAACCGCGACTCTACAAAAATACATAGAGGGCCGCAAGTGGGGGCGCTTGTTCGGCGGTGCATTGGGAATCATTATCATCAAGGGACACAACGACCTCTCGAAACCGCTTGCCTTGGAAGATGTGGACGTGGATAGTTACCGCGGCATGATTGTGGTTGATCGCTGGAGCGGCATGTCGCCCAGTTCTGAACTCATCAAAGACCTCGACAATCCCGCAGGATACGGCCTTCCCGTGTATTACGATGTTTACACCGAAGCAGGCCAGAATTTGCGCGTGCATCATTCCCGCTGCCTGCGGTACGTCGGGCGGGATTTGCCCCTGTTCGAGAAGCAGATTGAAACCTACTGGGGCATGAGCGAGATCGAGTGCATCCTCGATGAATTGAACCGCTATGACTACGGCATGGCGGCGGTTGCCGACCTAATCTCACGTGCCAATATCTTTGCGATCCAGAACCCCATGATTGCCCAGATGCTCTCCGGTGTCGGACTCACCCAACAACAGTTGAATGACTACCTGCAGCGGGTCGCGGCGGTGTCGGAAGCGATGACAACCAACGGCCTTCTCGTGTTAGGCGAGAATGAGGAACTATTCAATCATCAGGCATCGTTTTCGGGTCTGTCCGAAGTCATGCGGATGCAGATCATGTGCCTTTGCGGAGCCAGCGGATACCCAGTTTCCAGGCTATTTGGTGAGACGCAGACTGGCCTCAATTCGAGCAATGAAGGTGATTTGCAGGCGTACTACGATAACGCCGATCAGGAGCGCCAGCAGAAGGATCGCCCGCTCATGGACAAGTTGATTCCCATCATCTGCATGAGCACGTGGGGTCGGATTCCTGACGATCTGGATTACAACTTCTGCCCGATCCGCACCATGAATGCGAAGGAAAAGGCGGAGTTGGCAAAGAGCCAAGCGGAGGCCATCACCAATTACTTCAATGCCGGCATCCTCGGGCGCCAGACCGTGCTGCGGGAGATTCAGTCGGCATCCAAGGTAACGGAGATCGGCACCAATGTCACCGACGAGATGATCGAAGCAGCCGATGATGACGTACAGGTTCCTTTGCAGATAGAATCGGAGGAAGCGCGCGCCGGCACAGAAGAGTTCGAGGAAGGCAAGACCGGCGTCCAATCAGAAAAGGTCAAAGGTGGTAAACAGTGAGCCACCGGCATCACGATGACAAGATCGAGGAAATTCTGCGAGATGAGCGCGAAATACTGCGCCTGCTCCAACCTAAACTTTCAACCAGCATCAGTTTCACGGAGATCACGATGAACCCCACCGAAGCCGGTCAAACTCAGGTCTTTACCGGAACCCTCGCGCCCGCCGGCTCAGTTCTTGCCCCGGATGCCGTAGCCACCGTCAGCAGCAACGATCCAGCCGTTTCGCCCACGCTCGACTCCACGCAGTTGATTGTCAGTGTCACCTATCCCGCTGGCTGGGTCGAAAGCACGACAACTCCGCTTGTTTTCACCTATGGAACCACGAGTGCCAGCACTGGACAGGCTTTGTCGGCCACCATCACGCCGTCAGCGCCTCCCGCGGCATTGGCAACATCGATTGCTTTCGCGCAAACGACATAAGGATCGCGCATGGCCCCGTTCCACCGCCCACGGCGCATCGAGGAAGAATACCGCCGCGCCCTCGATGCGCTCATGCGCGGCTGGTGGAAGGCGTTCCCGCATTCAGCCGATCTAGAGACCATCTTTGCGTATCTACATAACGGCGGCGGCGAGCGCGTCATGCAGGCATCGGATCGGCTGGCGCGGGCGATGGTGACGCAGACCGCAGTCCAGAATGCCATCTCATGGCGTGATGCGGCGCGCAAGTCCAGCCAAGGGAAGAGAATCTACGATCTTCTGCGCGGCGAGATGGCGGGGCCGGTAGGGGCTGTCATGCGGAATCTGGTGAGCGCCCACGCCACGCTCGTGCGAACGCTTCCTCAAAACATAGCCCAAGACGTAGCAAGCCAGATCGCCACGCGCCAGATGCGCGGTGAGCGCGCGGAGGCCATTGCGAAGGATATTGGGTCAAGACTTCCTGAGATCGCCAAGAGCCGCATTGCCTTGATCGCTAGGACGCAGGTCAGCGTCACGGCTGAAAGCATCACGCGGGCGCGGGCAGAGAACCTGGGCGCGAGTTGGTACGAATGGTTATCGAGCGAGGATTCCCGCGTGCGCCCCAGCCACCGCAAGATGGATCGTGTTCTGGTGCGGTGGGACGATCCCCCCAGCCCAGAACTGCTTGCAAACGAGAAGTTTGTAGGGAGATACAACGCCGGAAACATCTTCAACTGCCGCTGCACAAGTGTTCCGATCATTGATTTAGATGAGGTTACGTTCCCTGCCAAAGTTTTCTATCGCGGCTCGATCACGCGCATGGGTCGCGCAAAGTTCCAGCAAATCGCTGCCTGAAAGGAGGTCGCGGACAATCGCCAGAGCAAGCGGGCCGCTCCTCGTGGGCGGCTCTGCTTTTTGCGCTTGACAATAGGGATACGTTTAGGGATACACTACCCCATGCGAAGAGTAGGTAGCCCAATCGTGATTCGCGTGAACGATGACGCTCTCGAAGTAGCCAAGAAGCTCGCGGCGGCGAAGAACAAGCCCCTGCGCACGCTGCTGCGCGAGATCATCGAGGATGTGCTGAAAGAGGCAGAAAAGTAAGATGCCTACGCCCCTCCTGATCCTCTCCGATTCGCCCTCATCTAAATCCGGCCTCGGTCGCATCACACGCGAGCTGGCAATGCAGATACACGAGAAGATGGGTGATGTCTACCGCGTGGGCTGCGTGGGTCCAGGTTGCGATGATTCCGTATTTATGCCGTTCCCGAACTATGCGCTGCACTACATGGAGAACTGGGTAGTTGAGGAGTTGCCCGAAATCTGGCGCACCTTCGCAGGTAATGAGCGCGGGATTCTGCTGGTCATCTGGGATGCAAGCCGCCTCCTCTGGCTGGTTGATCCAGCACAGTATTGCAAACCGGCACCGAAGATCACCGATCAGGCACGCATTGAGAAGATTGCCAACCTGCGTACCTTCCTGATTAACAAGCCGTTCGAGGTCTGGAGCTATGGCGCCATCGACGCAGAGGGGCCGAATGGAAAGCTCTCATTTCTCATCGGCCAGGTATTGAGCAAATGCGACCGTGTTCTGGCCTACAGCGAATGGTCGGCGCGCTTAATTGAGCGCACGCTGAATGACGGCAAGACCATCGAGGCTCTGCCACATGGTATCGATCCGCAAGTATGGCGCCCACGGGGGAGAGATAAGGCACGGCGCAAGTTCGGCCAGCTCGTGTTTGAGACCGATTTCAGCATCAAGCCGGATCAGTTCTTGATTGGAATAGTGGCGACTAACCAGCCGCGCAAAGATTACGGGACGGCAATTCAGGCCGCGGCGATGCTGCTCAAGACCCACGACGTTCTGTTGTGGATTCACATCGACACCCTGGAACGAGAGAACGCCTGGTCGCTCTCGGCGCTTCTGGTCGATTACGGTCTGCAGAACCGCGCCATCGTGACGCATGGCCGGCTCACCGATGAACAAATGACATGGGCATATTCAGCGTGTGACGTGACGTTCGGCATCGGACTGGGTGAAGGTTTTGGTTATCCCGTCTTTGAATCACTGGCCTGTGGGATTCCGTGCATTCACGGAAACTATGCGGGCGCGGCGGAACATTTGCCCAGCACCTACAAGATGGATCCGCGGGAGTTCCGCACCGAAGGCACATTCAACTCGCAACGTCCAGTGTTCCGCGCTGCAGACTGGGCTGGGGCTGCTCTGAGGCTCAAAGGCGAAACTGCATCACTGCCACCGCAACTTGATTGGAACAACCTATGGCCGCGCTGGG